GGTTCACGGCATTGTTGAACGTGTTGCCGATGAGCTGCGTGCCGGTGCCCATGGTCGCCTGGCCCAGGCCGAACGCCGGGTTGAGTCCGCGGGCAAAGGGATCGAGCGCCCCGTAGCCTTCGGCCAGGGTGATGCGGCGGCCGCGGCGGGCGAGGTCGAGCTGGTTGGCGCCGAGGGCGAATTGACGCCGCTGGTCGAGCCGCTGCTGCGCCATGGCGTCCCGGTTGAGAATCTCCGCCGCCGCCGATCCGGCGCTGGTGCCGAGGCCGCGGGCCGCAAAAGCCCCGCGGGCCGACTGCTGCGCCGCCCGCTCCTGCTCCGGCGAGAGAGAACGCCCGAGCATCAGCTCCTCTTGCGCCTGACGCTGGATCTCCGCCTCGATCTGGCTCGGGGCCGACGCCGCTTGCAGCTCCTGATCCATCACCCCACGGGTCCGGGCGAGATATTGATTGTCCAACTCCCCGGCGACTTGGCGGGCCGTGCCGAGCTGCTGTCCGATCATCTTCGGATACAGACGCTCGAGCGAACGCTCCTGCTCCTGCATCTGCTGGATGGCCGACCGCGTCGCCGCGGCATACATCTTGTCGTAATCAATCGGCGCCGGTGCCGGTGGCACAGGTTGCGGTGCTGGTGCTGACGGTCTTCCTCCTCCCATATTATTGTCCTCCTACGTGTTTCATTAGTTTCTCCCAATAGTATACTCGCGGCTCAAAGCTCCCTCGGCGGCACCACGCCACAAAGGTCTGCGCATGCGGCGCCACGCGCAGGCACTCCCGCACAGGGTCTGTGCCAAGAGCGCCAGCAGCCAAAGTGACGAACCAGCAGTTAGCTTCACCGAGTTCAAATTGCTTCTCCTCCGCGTTCCACCGGCAGGGCTTGGCCAGCATGAAGCACTCCGGCGAGTTCCACACATAGCCCGCCGACAGATGCTCCCCGACCGCTTCCCAGAAGTCTTGCGGGTTGTGCCTGTCCCACCATTGTTTTGCTCGTTGCCATGGGGTCATCAGTTAGAACTTGATGCAATACAGCAGGGCGATGTTGGCCGGGCGGGTTTCGGTTCCGCCAGTTTGAGATGTTGTTAGAGTTTGTCCTCCGGCTGCAAATCCACCTGCGGCAAAATTTGTTCCGCCATCACTCCCCCTAGCAAATACTGTGTGAGTGTGACTTTTTAGTTCGTCTTGCTGTTTTGCGGCGAAGGTTCCGCTGTAACTGTTTCCGCCGATGGTCTGCGCCGAGCCGGCGCCGCGAATAAAGATACCGTTGAGGTTGGGCAACGGCAGGCGCTTGTTGGCCGCAAAGTCGGTGGCTGCGTCGGCGCCCCGCGTCGAGGCCGCGCCGCCCGAGGTGAGGATCGGCAAGTCGGTGTTTGTCCAGTTGTCCCAAAGCACCGTGAACAGCGCCTCGTAAGTGGCTGCCGCGTGCGTGGCGTTGCTGGAGGCATTGCCGATGGTGTCTCCGTTGGCGGCCAGCCATCCGGCGGGTGCCGTGGAGCGGGCGAAGGCTTGCACCGCGCCAGCGGGCACCAGCGCGTTTTGCACGGCGCTGACCAGTTTGGCTAATGTCACGCCGCCATCCTTGACCCGAAACTTACCGCCGCTGACTTCCAACGTGGAGTCGTCGGTGTCGGCCGCTGTGCTGAATGTGATGGCGGCAGTCGGTGATTGTGCGCTGTTGAGTTTGGCGGGGGTGATCGTCTCGCCGGACGTGAAGCCGGACGGATCGTTGTAGCCCTTGGTGACGGTTATAGTGGCCATGTGATTAGTTGAGAGTTGAGGGTTTAGAGTTGAGGGTTAGGCGGCGTTGCGGGTTTCCGTAGGCGGCAGGCTCGGGCCGGCGGCTTCGATGCTCACGTTGCGGATCTCGGGGCGTTCGGCGGTGGTCTCGAAGATCAACTCTGCGGCGTGGGCTTTGGCGCGGATGGGCTGCTTGAGCGTGTAGTCTTCGGCGAGGCCGCTGTCGTTGGTTTGTCCCGGCACCAAGGTGATCTCGGCGTCGGGGTTGATAAGATTGGCTTTGACCACAATGCTGCCGTCATCGGGCAGGACCACATCGGCGAGGCTGCGGAGGAATCGCTTGCTGCTCATCGTCTGCATGTTGTAGCGGCGGGTCTTGATCGTGCCGGTGACTTGGGCTTGCAGGCTGCCGCTCGGCTCGTCGTCCTTGCCGTTGTTGTTCTCATCGAGGAGATACAGCTTGCCGGTGCGGCGGACGTTGAAGATGCGGCGGACGTTGCTGTAGGTGCCGACGACCAGCGCATCCACGCCGATTCCATAAACGTCGCGGCTTTCCCACTGGTCGTTGAGGGCCGACCAAGTGACGACCAGATCGTTCGTCTCGTCGGGCGAGTCGAGGGTCGGGACGGCGAGGATGTAGCGGTTGGAATGCCAGATGCCAAAGGCGCGTTGTACCTTGCTCTGGTCGATGCGCTCAAAGAGGTCGGCGACCGGATCGCTCAGCGGCTTGGTGTCGCCGCGCAATTTCAAATCGAGCTGGGTGTCGAGGCGGTAGACGCCTGCGTCCGACAGGAAGAAGACGAAGCGACCGGCGGTCACAATGCTGTTGCGGGCATTGCACCCGATCTCGTCGGTGACGAGTTCCAGTTTCGCCACGGCGGTGTCGATGGCGAAGTCACTGCCATTGGTCGCGGGGAATTGCGCCAACGTAGCGAGCCAGATGCTTTTGCGGCAGAAGACCAGCGCACTGCCTTCGACCCATGGATGCACGGCCACCACAAAGTCTCCACCACCGGCGCCGGTGCGGAAGGACTGCCAGAATGGGTCATAGAGATCCGCGTCGAGGTAGTCGGAGATGGCAACTTGGTCGCGTCCGTCCGGGATGATGAGGCGGTTCTGGATGTAGCTCGCCCAGCCGACCGAGCGCATCTTCTTGTAGGTCGGTCCTTCCGCAGGCACACCGTCCGCAGCGCGGACGAAGCTGCCGCTGCCGGTCCAGTAGATCGGCGGCTTGACGCGGCGGACGCGGATGTTGGCGACGGCGGCGTTGGCGGTGAGGCTTGGGACGGTGATGGAAAATGCGTTGGTCGTCGGCGCGGGGCTGGCCAAGATGTCAAACTCATGGCCGTCGAACGCGGCGACGGTGCTGCCTTCGATGCGAACGCGATGGCCGGCGCTCAGTCCGTGCGTGTTGACGTTGACCGTGGCCGTGGTGCCCGAGACGGTAATTCCGCTGGCGTTGGTGAACTGCTGCTTGAAAGTTGTGGTCGGATCAATCGGGGCTTCGCGGAGGATATACAAACGGTCGTAGGCTTGGACGATGCTGACATTGTCCTGCGGATCAATCGTCTCATCCGGCGAGCTGGGATAGCCGACCGTGACAACGGTGTCGGTCGGCGAGGTGTTGCGCCAGAGGAAGGCGCTGCTGGGTCCGGCCATGACAACGTATTCCTGCGCATTGTCGTAGTTGCGGGAGGCGAAGACTCCGGCGCCGAAGATCCCGCCGCCGTAGGTTGTCTTGACCAGCGGCCCCGCGTTGGCGAGCAGTGTGCCGGTGGCGTTGGCCGCCGGGGTGCCGGTCATGGTGTAGGTGAAGGTGCTGCCGCTGGCGCCCGCGATGGCGAAGTCGCCGTTGTAGCGGGCAGCGTCCGCGCCGGTGGCGCCGCGAATGTTCACGGTCTGGCCGTTGGTGTAGCCGTGAGCGGACGCCGTGGTCACGGTGGCGGTCGTGCTGCTGAAGGTGATCGTGTTGATCGCTCGGTCCACGGCGAGGTTGAAGGAAAGCGTGAGCGGTTCGTCCGCCGTGCTGATGGCGTCGGCGAGACGCTTGGCGCCCTTGCGGGTTTGCGCCACGCCCCTGTCCAAGCGCATGTTGACCGAGTCTTGCAACATGCCTGCTGGAAGGGTCAGCGGATTCAAGCGTGAGGCGAAGCCGATGAATCCGGCGTCGCCGTCGCGTTGGACTGGGGATTCGAGAGCCATGAGGAAGTCGTCAGTAGTCAGTTGGCAGTAGTCAGACCAGATCCTTTCGGGGATGGGTCAGGACGTAGCTGACGGTTTTGGCGTTGTTGCGCTTCATTTCGCTGGCGACCAGGGCGTAGAAGCTGTCGTATTGGCTACCGCGCAAGCCGTAGCGGCCGGGGAGCGTTTGACACCCTTCGGAAGATGTAGACCGCGGGAACGTGGTGACGCCGCCTCCGGCGGCATGGATGTTTATTCCGAACCATCCGGTCTCTTCGTCGTTGCCGCGCAGGACAGTGACGGGTCCGGCTTGCACCAGAGCGGGATACGGATTGCCGCGGTTGATGCCGTGTTGCCCGAGCTTGTAGCGATAGACGCCGGGCTTGAGCTGGGCCATAGGCTTTCCTGCCTTAGCATTCCATCCGAGGCGCGAGGGGTCCACGTTGGCGTTGAACGCCGCATGGACGTTTGGCGAGATCAAGATGATCGCGTCATCGAAAAGTCCGGTATCGTTCTTCCCTTTGGCCCCCATGCTGTCCCGGTAGTAGCCGCGGATGCCGACCAGGCAGACGGGATCGCTGACGTTGGCCGCTTTGAGCTGGGCCAGCGTCTCGTCGCGTTTCTGTTGTGGTCGGTTCTTCGGGATCACTTGGTCGGAGGCTTTACCGTTTTGGCGTCGAAGGTGACGGTGGCGCGTTGGTTGATGAAGTCGTAGCCGAGCGTGACGCAGCCGGTGGCGAGCAGGGCGAAGGCGGCCAAGAGGATGGCCGCCGCGATCCATTTGATTGCCATGGTGCGCATGTCGTCGGAGTTCAGAGCCGGGCGGTGCCGTCTTTGGCTACAATTAAGCCCCATCCGGCGAGTAGGCTTGCGCCGACGAGGCCGAGGTCGGGGATGGTGCCGTTGGCCAAGAACTCGCGTCCGGCGGTCGAGAGTGAGGCGATGATTGTGAGCGCTCCGAGGAGCGAGGTTTTCCAATTTCTCATTTGTTTAGTTCCTTCCGTTTCTTTCTGATGTCGTGGATGACTGAGATGAGCGTGGCCACGCCCACGCAAATACCGATGATTAAACCTGTCACTCGTAGTGTTGTTTCTAAGTGCGGCAGCATTGATAGAACCGAGGAGCCGATGCTGGTGGCCGTCCCGATCAGACCCTTCTCGGTCGTCGAAAAATGTGTGTGCCAATACGTCATAGCGATACTTCGGGTTGAGGGATGAGGGTTGAGAGTTGTTCTTCCGTCAGTTGTTCGACGCCGTTGATCTCGCCCGCATCAAACGCGGCGGCGAGGTCGGCTTGCCAGAGGCAGCGGAAGGCGAGGCGTCCGTCGATGAGCGGCTGGCCGGTGATCGTGCCGTCCGTCAGGCTGGCGGCGCGGATGCGGGTCTTCTGGGCGTCGTCGTAGTGTCCGCCGATGGTGAGGATGGTGCGTCCGGCGTCGGGGAGTTCTTGGCCATACTGCGCGAGCAGGTCGGGGAACATCGTGCCTACCGCTTCGGCGGGGACGGCGATGATGCGTTCGGTTGGCTCGAAGTTGCTCATGGTAAGCCGAGGCCGGTGCCGAGGGTGGATTTGTAGAGGGTGTAAAAGGACGACAGCAGGCTGCTGGTTGTCGTTACGCCGTCGAAAGCGACCGTGAAACTTGTCTCGCCTAATGCGGTTGATGCCGTTGGTGATCCTATTGGACAGAATGTCTGAGCGGTTGAATTGTATGCGCCGTCTGTGAGCGCACTTCGCGCTCCGTCTTGCACCCAAAAAGTGTTTGCAGTGCCACGCCCATGCCCAAACATCGTTCGTGTTCCGGCTGATCTTGTTCCAACAAAGTTGAGACCGGGAAGCAATCGGAATTGTGCGGCAGGAATCGTATCAAAATTGATCCCGTTGCTTGTGCCTCCTTGGTCGTTGCCCGCAAATCGCAAATCTACGCCACCAGTGGCAACGTCTGGTTTGATAACAGCAAGAACTGTTACCAAGCCTGTAGCGTAGTTGAACGATGTGGTGATTCGCTCGTTGTTTGCATCAACGGTAATCCCATCAGCCCCCCAAGCCGGCCCATTGGTCAGCGTCCCATTGAACGTCCCCAGCCCGCCCAGCGAATAAGCCGTGGTGCCGGTGCCGGAGTTCTGACTGGAGCGCAACGGCCAGCAGACCAACGAGTTCCACAAACCCAAGTTTTTTACTCCGCGCACGAAGGCATTGATGGCAGCGCGGTCGGTCGCCCCACTGCGGGCGCAGTAGGCGGCGGCGTCACTGTCCATGACAAGGCTTCTGGCGAAGGGCGCGGGCATTGGTATTAGACGGGGCTTTCGAGCTGGAGACTCAGGCGCACGCGGATGTCGTTGGCGTTGGTGAAGGTCGGCGTGCCGGCGGTTGTC